CATCTTATTATGCTCTATGCTTTTGTCTTTTTGGAAAATATTATCTAGCAACTCAATCATTTGTCCGATAGATAAGATCGGAAGTAGGGTATGTTTAAATAGTACCAGACTAGTTGTGTCGCATAATTCATACGGAGGATCATCTCTTATGCAGTGAGTAGCAATAAATCTACCATCTCTAAATTGCGCACATAAGTCCCATTTTCTATGCCCCCACAACTCCCGAAGATTCTGCTTCTGTTCATCGGTCAACTCCAGTAGTTGCTCCGGCGTTATTCTTAACTTCATTATGCCTTCGCCCCCTTATATTTTTCTGTTCTCAGGGCATCCAGCATTAAACACTTAAATGGTTCGCCTATTTCTCCTAACAGAGACGACCTAACCATTTCTTCGGTTATGTGTTCAGTATTAAGGATAACACCTTTCCTATATGTTTCTCCATTAATTTCTGCTTCAAATGAAACTTTTAATTCCAACTAAGACACGCTCCTTCGGTGTGCTTATTTTTTCTTATGTTCTTTAGGTTTAAAATTCGGACAACTCAATTCTATAGTTCTTGGTGACGTTAATGCTATCGGGAACTGTTCTAGTATTCTTTCGAACAATTCAATATGTTCGTTTCTGTGCTCACAACAATTCCCACATATACAATTATCACATTTCATCGGTAACCACCAACCTTATTTTTTCTTACTCTTCTTTGGTTCAACACCGATCATAACCATCATGCCCTTACCCTTACCAGAAGTTGGCATATCTGACTTTCCCTTACCTGCACCATTACTGCGACTATCTGATCCATTGGTTGCGATAGAAACTTAATCTGTTCCTCTGGCGGCAACTGCATTATCATCTGTTGAATCTCAGGAGGAAGTGCTTGTAATATTCCTGCTAACTCACCCGGTGATGACTGTCCTCCCTGTGGTGCTGGTGCTACTTCCTGTCCTGGGGGTGCTGTCGGTCCTCCGGGTGGTGGTGCCTGTTGCGCCATTGCCATTTCTTCTTTCTTGCGCTCGCGCTCCAAAATAGCACCAGCGTTTGGAAAATTAATGCTTTCCATAATCATCCAGTACTCAATAGGGTCTATTCTGCCGCCGCTGGCGTTGGCTGAATCCATGATAAACCGCTTATCCTTCGGAAATCCGGTATCTGCTGAAATTTTGATATCGAATTCCGGGTAATACCATTCTCCCGAATCGTCCTGCTTAATCAATAGACTCTTATCGAAATATCCGAAAATTTTATCTTTATTCCTGTATGGCCGTGCATCGTCAATAAACGCGATTACGAAATCATAGTATAGCTGATATAGTTCGGTAAATGCTATGTGCTTCTCGAATATCTTTACCGATATTCTGCCGGCTGTATTGTTTGCCAGAATGTCCAACGCTCTGCCTGAAAGACTGCCGCTGTCTGCTCGTCCTTGAGATGCTTCGGTAACACCAAGAGTATCCTTTGCCGCCTGCACATAAATACCGTATAGTTCCTTTAGGCCACGCTCTGCTGTCTTTAGGTCAACAACTCTAATATCTCCGTTAGGATCATCTGTTTCAATTATCTGACTAACTGCATTATTTAGTCTGCCAGCAATACCAGAACCTCTGCGAACAAATATTTTAGTTGTACCTAAGATTTGCTTTTCTTCCTCAATCGAGAGAAGTTTCTTAACTCCCTCTTGCTGGTCGGAAATTATGTCGGGGTCTGATTTTCCGTAGTAGCTTTTTTCCTTCGGAACATTGTACTGAATAACGAACGGGAACCTGGTTGGTACTACTACCTTAACCTTGGCTATCTGTCCACCTAACGGGGCATCTTCCGGGGCCCCAGGCATTTCTCCCTGAACTGCTCCGGTATCCAATATGTCTATTTCCTCGTACTCCTTAATTTTCCCATCTATTCTAGGATAGAAAAACTTAGGCATGTCCTTTATGATTACATCATTGGCCCAAACAAGCAGACACACATCACCGTCTTTATCTTTATACCAACATTCTATAACGGATATGCGGTCTTTCGTTGCTGCGCTTGATGTATATACGCTTGAACCTGTGGAGAAGTCTTCTAAGAATCCGTATTCTCCACCCTCTGACTCTAATTCTTCCCGGTATTCTTCGCCGTACATTTCGCATACCTTGTCTAGTGTACGGTTTTCTATATGAAATATATAGTCCATATCTTTTACCCGATATACTCCCGGTTGTGGTATTACATTTACCGGGTGCGGGTTAGTAGTCCTTATTCTGCCACGGAATTTATGCGACTTATATCCAGGGTCGAAGTCTATTTTATATACGCATATACCGTTTTTCTTAGCTATGCGCTCGTTTTCTGAGTTGATTCTTTCTAGTTCCGGGCCTTCTGCTAAATATGTAAGATAACCTTCAATCATTGCTTTACGCTCGTTATTATCGTCGCCCTCGATGGCGTGAACTGAGGGCATAGGAACAGTTATATCTATCTGACTTTCGACTAACTGAAAACAGATATTTACTACCTGTCGGGCATCTGCCGCGTTGCTTGCGTAATCGTCGCCGTAGCGTTCTGACATATACGATGGAGTTCTACCGACATTTGGGCCCACTGCTTTAGTGCCATGATAAAGAGCATCCCACTTGGCACAATCATCACGGAATTTATCATGCTCTGACATTGCCTGAGATAGGCGTTTCTTCCACTTTTGCAGTTTTGCTTGCTCTGCGTCAGATTCTTTTTTATCGGCTATCATTTGCTTTACCGGGTCTATCGCCATGCCTAAAAATTGTTTTGCTTTGTCTAGTATTACCATTTAGTTCACCTGCCTTATTGCGGGGATTCTGTCTGCGCCGCCCGCATACTCAACCAGTGCGCCTTCGCTGCCGGGTCTTGCATTAAATCACTTAGTAAGTCCTCCGGTAATCCTTTAGGTAACTCAGGTTCCTTCTCTTTAACCGAAAATAACTGCTGACCTCGCGCCATATATGCTATTGCCAATGCGATAACAGCATCATCATGTTTACCTTGCTGCGCTTCTGGGCGACCGGTATCTCCCCTAATAAACGATAGCATTTCACTGAGGGTAGTAAGGTCGTTTATCGAATCAATATTTTCCCTAACTACAGAAACTAATTCACCTATAGCTAAAGGTCTGCTTGCTGAGGTTGTCCTCCAACCGTACTTTTGTTCCCTTTTCTTAGATATACTGTCTACTACTTCTCGTTTGTATTGCCGATGATAACCTAACCTTATTAACTCTTTTACCGGGTGAGTATCGAAGTTAATCTCAATAGCTATAAGCGCTTCGTTGTAAAAATGTCCTAAACTAAACATCTGTTTTGCGAATAGGTCTGTATCTGTGTGCGCTCTCCATGTTGCCACCTGATTACCCGTAGCATTGTCTATTACCTGACCTACTGACCAGTCAATACCTCCCTCAGATATGTCACCACCAATAACATAGCGTTTTCCATGTACAGGCATTTCGTATACAGTCAACCAACCATTTTCATCGTGTATAAATTTAACAGCACCTTTTATTGGGTCGCCGCTAATTGCCTGTATTGACTCTATATTGCCCTTAGCAGGTGGATTTTCCTTATATGCGTGTCTGAGTAACTTAATCCTGTTAGTTAATTTTTCAACATTAAAAACAGCGTTGCCAGCATACATAAATGCTTCTTCGGGAGTTTCCGGATATTCTGTATGATAATTAGCATCACTGTCACCATCAACAGGAAGTGCCTTTTTAGTTGCCTCATACCATTCTTTGGTACGTCTTGGGTCAGCACTCCAAGGTAAGAATATAGGAGTAAAACCGTTCTGACCTTCCATTGCTTCATCCCATATCTTATTAAAGAACGTACCCCTTTTAGCCGTACTAAGTCCGATTACTTGCCCACCCGTTGGTCTGTTAATCGTCGGATATGCAGCAGCCCAAATCTTAGATGCGTATTCCTGGAACGCCCACTCGTCAAGTATTATCAGGTTAGCAGTCAAGGAACGTCCTGAGTCCGGGGAACTGGTCAAACTACTAAATATTGAAGGTTCTCCGTTAGGGTGATTAATGGTTATCTGTAATGATGTAGATTCCCATGTCATTCCTTTCCATGCTGTAGGTGCCGTTTTCTTATCTCTGATAAACCATTCGGGCATATATCGAAGAATAAATACTACTCTGCGAGATAACTCTTTAGCATCATCCTCGCGCTTAGATAGTGCTACTACAGAGTAGCCGGTTTTGAATATCATGCGCCTTACTGCATAACTTAGACATAGCCAACTAAAACCTAACTGCCTGGCCTTTAGTAGTATGCTGAGTCTTTTATTCTCGAACAGTTCCAGAACATTTCCCTGGTCTGGCCATAACTTAAATAGTACAGCTAATTCATCAGAATCTCTGTCCTCTATGTGGACATAGTTTTCGATAAAGTAACGACTTGACCTGCGGCATTTTTCTTTTTCTATGTCGTATTTTAGCTGTTGAGTTATCTTGATTTTCGGGGCCATGATATCACTTACCTTTTATGTTGCTGTTATATTATGGAAATACATTAGAATATTCATAAATTATATATAATATTTTTTTAGAGAGTATATCTTGGTACTCTGTTAATTTTTCATTGCTGCTAAAACTGCACTAATTCCAACCTGCATTAATCCCATTGCCTCGGTGGAGTTGGTTGACCAACCAGTATAAACCCTGTCGTTTTGGT